GCGTGGAGGCTCCATGAAGAGCAGTCATCGCCAGTGGATGTATGGCCCCAAAGGTGAGGGCGAAATCTTCGAGGAAGGCGCTGACATCCCAGCGGGCTGGCAGGACCAACCCGGCGCGCATCCGCTCGACCACGACGGCGACGGCAAGCCCGGCGGCTCGCTCAAGGGCGCGCAATCGACCAGGGCCAAGGGCGCCAAGCCGAAGAAGTGATTTTTGACGGCGGGGGTTTTCCCTCTCTCGCGCCGTTCAGAAAGCCCGCGCTTCGATTGAGGCGCGGGTATTTCCTTGTCCTATGCAGTGGACGCCGAAATCCCCGGAAGACGCTCGGCGCTACAGCTTCGACCTGTCGGACATCTATCCCGACAAGATCGAAACCGCGACGTTCACGCGCACGAGCGGAACCGTCACCCTCACCGCAGTCGATCCGGACCCCCGAACCGCCTATGTGATCGTCTCCGGCGGCGCGAACGGTGAGACCGCCGTCCTTTCGCTGGCCGTGACGACCGTTGAAGGCCAGTCGTTCACCCGCTCTGTCACGCTCAAGATCAAGTCCGGCGCCGACGACCTGTCGCCCGACAGCGCGATCACCAAGGGCACGATCATCATCCGTGCGCTCGGCAAGCTCGGGATCGCGAACTACGTGTTCGATACCGAGGCCGAGGAGGACAATTCGGCGCTCCGCCAGCTGGATAGCCTCGCGGCGCGCTGGCAGGGCAAGCTGGAGCCGTTCGGGTACATCCAACCGGCTGCGAACGGCCAATCGCTCCCTTCGGACAGCGCGGGCATCGAAGAGCAGGACGTGGATTGCTTCGTCTCCAATCTCGCGGTCCTGCTAGGTCCGGATTACGGCAAGCAGGCGACGGGAACGCTGGTCAAGCAGGCGGCGGAGACGCGAAGCGAGTTCTTCTGCCGCTATGCGCGCCGTCCGGAGATCGCGCTGAAAGGTCCGACCGGCGCCGGGAACGACCGCTGCTATCGGCCCAAGTTCTTCCACGGCTGGTGAGCCGTGCAAATCTCGATCCTCAGCGGCGTCTATAGCCAGCGCGGACCCGATTTCGAGCGCTCCTATCCGCTGAACCTGGTCCCCAACGCCGAAGAGACCGGCATCTCCAAGGGCTATCTGCGCTCGGCTCCCGGCATCGACAATTTCGCGACCGGGCGGGGCAAGGACGGCGGCGGCATCTACTGGCCCAAGACCGGCCTCGTATATCGCATCTCGGGCGCGAAGCTCATCAGCGTGGCTTCCGACGCCACCGTGACCCTGATCGGCACCGTCGGCGGGCTCGGGCAAGGGGCGCTCGCCTACTCGTTCGACAATCTGCTGATCGCGCGGAACAACAACCTGTACCTCTACAATGAGACTGACGGGCTCCGGCAGGTCACCGACGTTGACCTTGGCGAGGTGATCGATGTCGTGTGGATGGACGGCTACGACATCACCACCGACGGGACTTCGATCGTCGTTTCCGAGCTCAACGACCCAACAGCAGTGGATCCTCTGAAGTACGGCTCATCGGAAGCCGATCCCGATCCGGTCATGGGGCTTGGGGAGAGACGCGGGGAGCTGATCGCGTTCAACCGCTACACCACGGAGTTCTTCTTCAACTCGGGATCGACCGGTTTCCCGTTCCAGAGGAACCGCGGCGCACAGATCGACAAGGGCGCGGTCGGCACGAACGCCAAGTGCAAGTTCCTCGAGACCTACGCGATGGTCGGCTCGGGCAGGAACGAGCAGCCGCAGGTCTATCTGCTTGGCGAGGGGCAGGCGGTCGCGATCTCCACGCGCGAGATCGACCGGATGCTTGCCCAGCTTTCGGACGAGGAACTGGCGGCGATCATCCTCGAGGCGCGAGAGGGAGCCGGCGCGAAAGACCTCTACGTCCATTTGCCCGATCAGACGCTGGTGTTCTCCCAGCTTGCGACACAGGCTCTGGAAGTGCCGTGCTGGTATCGGCTCGCGTCGGGGACGGACGGGCTCTCACCCTATCGCGCCCGCAATTTCGTCCTCGCCTATGGATCGTGGCACTGCGGCGACATCAATTCTGCCGCGTTGGGCGTCCTGACCGACCTTCACGACAACCATTTCGGCGACCAGGCGGCGTGGGGCTTCGATGCGCAGCTGGTCTATACCGGCGGCAAGGGCGCAGTCTGTCACGACCTTGAGCTGGTGGGCTTCTACGGCCGCGCCGATCCGGGCGTGGAGCCGCGGGCGTTCATGCGCTGGACCGACGATGGCGTGACCTATTCGCAGGAGCGGTCCGCAAGGTCCGGGTTCACAGGACAGCGCTCGCTCCGCCTCGCATGGCGCAGGAACGGCTTCATGCGCCAGTGGCGCTCGTTCCGGTTCAGGGGGATCAGCGGCACGCCGATCAGCTTCTCGCGCCTCGAAGCCGAGCTCGAACCGCTCAATGGCTGACAGCATCGACATCAGCTTCAACATCACGCGCGAGCAGCTGGCCTCGTTCGTCAAAGACCCGCGCACGGTACGCGACCTCGAAGCCTTCCTTCGCACGGTGCGCGAGGAAGTGCCGGCGGTCATCTCGATCAAGGTCGATGAGACGCGGCAGGTGCTCGGCGGCGACGGTTTGACCGGAGGCGGCGATCTTTCTGACGACCGCACGCTCGCAGTGGGCGCAGGGACCGGGATCACCGTCACCGCGGACGCAGTAAGCCTCGCCGATACTGCCGTCACGCCGGGGACATACGGCGATTCGAGCAACTATCCGATCTTCACCGTTGACCAGCAGGGCCGGTTGATCGCCGCGAGCGAAATCCCGCTACCGTCGTCCGTCAGCCACCCTCTGACCATCACCACGTCTGGCGGTGCGGCTGCTCCGGTGTCGTTCGACGGATCGGCGGCCGAGACGATCGACTATTCCACGGTCGGGGCGGCAAAGACGGGCGCGATCACCGGTTCGGGGCTGACCCAGGCCACCGGCAAGCTGCTCGGCCGCACGACAGCAAGCACCGGCGCGATTGAAGAGATCAGCACGGGCTCGGCCGGCGTGCTGTCGCTGGTCTCGGGTGCGCTCAACGTCACCAGTGCCAAGGAATGGACGATCACGTTCACGTCCGCCGGAGACGCCTACATTCCGGCGCTGGTCGCGATGACGATTGACGCGGGTAATGCGGCGATCGGCACGGGTACACTAGCCTATGCGAAGTCCACGAGCGCCGCACCTGGAACGTTTAGTTCAACCACGCTCCCGGCAACGCTTCAGGCCGGTGCATGGCTGAAGGTGTCCGCTTCGGCGATTACTGGGTTCGTCGCGGCGAGCCTGAAGCGGACTGCCTGATGTTCGTTCAGATCGTGCCATTTCCGGCGAGCGCAGGTGGGTCCGGCCCGTCGAGCAAATGGCGGCTCAACATCACGTCGGTGCACCTTGCTGGCCGCTTTCCAGGAATGGCGGAAATCGAGATGCGCGGCTCAGTCGGCGGCACAGACCAATGCAGTGGCGGAACCGCGCTGGCCTCTTCGTCGTCCACGAACACTCCCGACAAAGCATTCGACAACAATACTTCGACTGGATGGGATAGCGGCAGCTCAACGCTTCCGGCGTGGATAGAATATGATTTCGCCTCTATCGTCGATGTTCTCCAACTCGCGATCACACCTTCCAATGTGAACGGCACGCCGCAGAGTTTCGACGTTCAGTATTACGACACCGGGACTTCGTCGTGGACGACCTATTGGTCAGAGGACACGTTCTTAGTCTCCTCAAGCCCGCAACTCATTTTTTCCAAGCCGAACCCAGCTGTCGCAGGCTCTACGCGCTGGCGAGTCAAGGTCATATCGACGCAGGGCGGTTCGGCTGACTGTCGCTGCGCGGAGCTTGAGTTTCGCGCGACATCTGGCGGATCGGACCTCACGGCAGCGGCGAGCGCTGACGGCGGCAATGCGATAGGCGACAACATTAACGTTACAGCAAACGCGTTCGACAACAATACGACGACACTGTGGAACAGCCCGGCTCACCCAACGTCCGGAAGTCCCGCCTATCTCGGCTACCGCTTCCCAACGCAGCAGGTCGTCACCGAAATCGCGTGGACACTTTGGACCGGTTCGGCACTGAATGGCCCGACCTCCTTTGACGTGCAGTATCTCGACCCGACAACGGGAACATGGACAACTTCATGGAGCGTGGCTGCGTCGGGAACGTGGACTGCGGGCCAAACGAAGGTGTTCACGAAGCCGTAAGCCACTCGACGAACGACCGCGCCGCATAGGACATCGGCGCAGCGAACAGCGCAAGGCCGAACAGCAGCGCCGCCCATTCCAGCGGGCCAACATCGGGATTGATCCGCGATAGAGTAGGGAACAGCCGCTTCAGCACCGCACGCAAACCGGAATCTGAAGCTCCCCGTCGATGAGCGTGTGCAGGGTCATCGTGACCGCCAGTGCGACGATCAATCCCGCAATGACCATCTCAACGGCAGACCAGGTGCGCTGTTTCATCACCGCCTGAATAACGGAAATTCAACACCGACGCAAAGCGGGAGCGCCGTCTTCAGAAAGCCCGCGCAGGTCGAAGGGGCAAGGTAATCACATGCCATGCCGTTCGACCTCATGCCGAGCCTCATCAGGACGTTCGACGCCGAACAGGTGAACGAATGGATTTGGCGCGACAGCGGCAAGCGCCACCCGGCAATGGCGGAAATCCTCGCGGACCGGCACAACGTGTTTCTCGCCAAGGGCGAAGGCGGAGCGCTGTTCGTGTGGCGCGGGCCGGGGATTTACGAGGTTCACGTCGCCTTCGAGCAGCGCGGCCGGGAAGTGCTCGACCTCTCCCGCCGGATGCTGGCGTGGATGCGCGAGAACATGGGCGCGAAGCTCTTTTGGGCCGCCATCCCGGTCGAGTCCCGCCACGTCATCATCTTCACGCGCCTCATGGGCTGGAAGTCGCAGGGCTGCGACGACCTGTCTCACGGGCGCTGCGAACTGTTCATCGGGGAGTAGATCGTGCCTCCAGTCGTAGTTGCGGCAGGGATCACGGCGGCCGGCGCGATCGGCGGCGGGCTGATTGCTTCGCACGGGGCGCGCAGTGCCGCCAACGCGCAGCAGGATGCGGCGCAGGCTGGCATCGACGAGCAGCGGCGCGAATACGACCAGACGCGCACCGACCTGCTGCCGTGGCTGAACGCCGGCCACACGGCTCTGGGCGGGATGCTCGATATCCTCGGCCTCAACGGCGGCGACAAGCAGCAGGTCGCGATTACTGGAATCCAGAACAGCCCCGAGTTCGCGTCCCTCAACCGCGTTGGCACGGAAGCGATCCTCCAGAACGCATCGGCCACAGGCGGGCTGAGGGGCGGCAACGTCCAGGCATCGCTCTACAACCAGCGCTCCGATCTCTTGGCGCAGCTGATCGATCAGCAGTTCGCGCGGCTCGGCGGGATCTCCGGGGCTGGCGCGGGCGTCGGCTCAAATCTGGGCCAGCTCGGGCAAGGCTCGGCCAACGCCATTTCGCAGCTGCTCGGCAATATGGGCGCGGCGCGCGCGGGTGGTGCTCTCGGCTCGGCGCAAGGGCTCGGCATGGCGCTTAATGGCGTGACCAATTTCTTCGGCTCGCCGGGCGTCATCAGCGGCATCTTCGGCGGCGGTGGTGGTGGCGTGAACTTCGCGCCCAGCGCCGGATTGCTCGGCAGCGGCGCGGGGTCGCTGTGGTCATCGGGATATAGCTTCTGATGCTCGAGCTTCCGGCAGTCCCAGACTATTTCGGCCAGTTCATGGCACCGCTCCAGCGGCAGCAGGCGCTCGACATGGACCGCCAGCAGCTCGCGCTCCAGCAGGAGCAGCAGCAGGAGAAGATCAACGCGCTCCGCCAGGCCGCCGCGGCGCAGCAGCAATACCAGCAGGACGCCGCGCAGGTGATCTCCAACCCTTCACCCGAAGGCTTCCGCGCGCTGATGCTGAAATATCCGGAGGCGCACGAGAGCCTGAAGGACGCATGGGACCAATACGGCGAGGGCGCGAGGCAATCCGACCTGTCCGCCGCGTCACAGGTCTATGCGGCCCTGTCGAATGGGCAGCCCGATCTTGCGCTCGACCTCCTGAAGAGCCGCAAGGAGGCGCTGGTGTCGGCCGGCAAGCCGACGGAGACGACCGATGCGGCGATCGACCTCATCGAGAGCGGCGATCCGGCGAAGATCAAGCAGGCGCAGGGCATGGCCGGGTTCATGCTCGCGACCTCTGCCGGGCCGGACAAGATCGGGCCGATGTTGGAAGCGCTGGGCAATCCCGGCGCCGGTTTCACGCTTAGCCCCGGCTCCCGCCGATTCGACGCGGAAGGCAATCTCATCGCCGAAGCGCCCTATGCGCCGCGTTACGAGACGATCCAGACCACGGATGCAAACGGCAATCCCGTGACGCAGATCGTCCGCATCGGCGGCGACGGTGCGGCCCCCGCATCGTCTTCCGGCGCGGGCGGTTTCGAGAATGCCGTGTCGCGCGTCCTCAAGCATGAGGGCGGGTACAACCCGAAGGACATGAACGGCTTCCCGACGAACTTCGGGATCAACGCCAAGGCCAATGCCGGCGCGCTGGCGAAGCTCGGCACCAACATCAAGAATCTGACGCAGGACCAGGCCGTCCAGATTTACCACGACGACTATTGGGTTCCGAGCGGAGCGGCGGCGCTGCCGTCCAATCTCCAGGCGCCCTATTTCGACGTGTACATCCGCAATCCGAAGTTCGCGAAGAAGGCGCTCGCGGACTCGGGCGGCGACCCGCAGAAGTTCATGGAGATCAGTTCCGCCTATTTCCAGCGCCTTGCGAAGAACAATCCCAAGGCCGCCAAGTACGCCCAGGCATGGGCCGATCGCGACGAGGACAACGCGGCAATCGCGGGCGGCGGGGCAGGGCCGGCGCAAGCCGAAACGGTGTTCTCCGCGCCGGGCGGCAAAGGCGACCGCTTCACCATCCTCTCTGACGCCGAGGCTGCGAACATGGGCCTCCCGTCTGGTATCAAGTACCAGCGCAACCTCAAGACCAACCAGGTCACGGCGGTTGGCGGCCAGAACCGGCAGGCCAAGCAGATCCCGCAGCAGGTGCAGACCAAGGTGCAGCCGATGGTCGACGTGCGCGACACGCTCCAGCGCCTCACGGCAAACTGGGACGACGATTACGGCGGCCACACCATCCTTGGCGGCGGGCTCAACTCGCTTCAGAGCATTGCCGACGTTGGCCCGAAGGGAATGCGCGACTGGTGGGCCGACTTCCAGTCGATGGACAACGTGGTGCGCAACCAGCTGTTCGGTTCGGCTCTGACCGAGCACGAGAAGCAGGCTTATGCCTCGACAACGATCACGCCTCGCATGGCGCCGGACCAGATCAGGAAGAACCTCGATCGCCGCCTCGGAATCATCCGGGCCGCGACCGCGCGCCAGCAGAACTTCCTGAAGAAGAACGGCTATGACGCCGACGCGGTGGACGCCCTGTTTCAGCCGCTCGGCGACGTGAGCGGCTCGGCGCCGGTCAAGGTCAATTCGGTCGACGAGGCACGGCGTCTGCCGTCCGGCACGCTGTTCGTGACCCCGGACGGCCGCACGCTGAGGAAGAAATAGTGCCCGCGCCAGATCCGTGGCTGGACATCGGCGATCCGGTCCAGCCCAGGGTGCAGCCTGCCAACGACCCGTATTCCGACCTCGCGCAACCAGCGACGGTCGTCGACACGTCACATACCGAGCAGGGCTTCGCCGACACGATGCCCGAGCAGACGGCTTCGCGCCTTTCTCCCGAGGACGAGGCGCAGTACATCCGCATCCTCTCGGAAAGTCCGCTCGATACAGCCGCGGATGAGGCGCGACGATTCCTTGCATCGAAGGGGCATGTTCCCGGTCCTGCCAGTGACAAGAACTTCGCCGACAGCATCGACGAGACGATCGCCTACCGCCGCAAATATGGTGTGGTGAACAAGGCGGTGGATTACCGCACCGAGCAGGATACGGCCAATGACGGCACGCCCGGCGCAGTCGCGCGTGGCGTTGCCGATGTTCCAACCTTCGGGTTCATGGACGAGATGTACGGCGTTGCCCAAGCGCTCCAGCATCCGAGCGGCTACGGCTTCGAGCACGACATGAATGCCGCGAAGGACCGCTACCGGGGACAGGTCGACCGCGACGAACAGGATCATCCGATCGCGCGGATCGCGGGACAGCTGTTCGGCGGTCTCGGCATTCCCGTGAGCTACGAGGGTGCGGGGATGCGCGCGTTCGTCCCCGCCGCCCGCGACGCAATGGCCGCAGGTGCAACCCGCGAGGCCGCGATTGCGGCGGGGCGTGCGGCAGCGGCCAAGGCCGTTCGCAACGCGATGATCCGCGACGGGGCTTATATCGGCGGCGCGCATGGCGTGGGTTCTGGCGAGGGCGTCGAGGGCAGAATCGGCGAAGGGCTCGGCGAAGCAGGGCTCGGCTCGGCCGGCGGGGCAGCGCTCGGTGTTGCGGGACAAGCCGTCGGCCAGAACATCGGACGCACCGCAGTCCGCAACATTCCGCTTACCGAAGAGCAGGAGCTGATCCAGGCGGCGGACCGGCAGGGAATCGATGTGCTCCCCGCCGACGTGGCTGGGCCGATGACGCGCCGCGCGACCGGCATGATTACGCAGACGATCGCTGGCGGAAAGCCGGTGATCGACGCAGCACAGCGGATGACCGAGCAGGCCAAGACGGCACGGGACAGGGTTGCAGCCTCGATCGGGCAAGCGCTGGAGCCGGAGGCGGCCGGTCAGCAGGCGATCTCCGGAGCGAAGGCGGCGATCCGCACCACCGCCGACGACGCGCGGGTGTTCTACAGCGCCGCCGAAAAGGCATCGGCCGGCGAAAGGCTCGCTGCCCCCAAGGCCGTTGCCGCACTGGATCGCAATATCGCCGAGCTGCAAGAGACGCCGGGCGGTGCACCGGGCCTTGCCACGCTCCAAAGCCTCCGCGACGATCTCGCGAAAGGCCAGCTGACCGTCGGTGGCATTCGCCGGATGCGGACTGTCGTTCGTGACCAGTTCATGCAGAACGGTCTCACCGGCAGCGACCTCGAGCGCAGGGTCGGGCAGGTGTTGGACGCGGCTGCCGAAGACGTAGCCGACGGGCTCGCGGCCAACGGCAACCAGTCCGCCGCGGACCTCTTCGCCAAGGGCGATGCCGCATGGCGCAAGCGGGCGCAGCTGGTCGACGAAGTGATCCAGCCCATCATCGGCAAGGACGGAACCAAGTCAGGCGAGCAGGTGATGAAGACCCTGACTGCCGATCTCCAGGGCAACAACGCCCGCGCAGTGAGGTTCCTCCAGGCGCTGCCCGAGAGCGAACGCGCCAACGTCCGTGCGTCGATCATCGGCGCGATGGGCAAGGCGAAGCCGGGACAGCAGGGCTCTGAGGGAACGGACTTTTCGCTGAACGCCTTCCTCACCCACTGGAACCAGATCGGCGAAAGCGCGAAGGCCGCCTATTTCGGGCCCGAAGCACGCGCCGCGCTCAACGACCTTGCGGAGATCGCGGAAGGCACGCGCGAGGCGCAAGGCTACCGCAACATGTCGAACACGGGCGGTGTCGTCGGCAATCTGCTCACGCTGTTCAGCGGTGTCGGCGGAATCGTTACCTTCGCCAAGGTGATCGGCACGCAATATGCGCTCGGGCGCCTGCTCGCCTCGCCACGCTTCGCGCGCTGGCTGGCCCGCGCTCCGAAGGCGAAGAACCCGCAAGCCTATGTCGGGAAGCTGGGCAACATCGCCAAGGCAGAGCCGGCGATCGCTTCGGATGTGCTGTCACTTCAGCAGCGGCTTGCAGAGGCGTTCGGGACCGCACCGATGAAGGCGGCGGCTACCGGCAATGGGGACAGCGGACAAACGTCTCAATGAACGCGCCGGGATCAACCGGCGGGAGCGACATGAGAAACACGAGGGCAGCGTAGAGCAGCAGCCGCTTCACCCCGCCTCCATATCAGAAAATCCCCGGCGTTGAAGCAGCGCAATTAACTTCCCGCCAATGCAGGAAGTTCGGAACCCCTACAGCTGGTATCCCGGTCTCGACGGCCTCGCGGTTGAGCTGGGCTACATCTACATCGGGATCGAGAACGAAGACCCCGAGACCAATCCCAAGGACGCCTATTGGGATTCCGCGGGACTGACCCCGGCGGCGCAACCGATCCGCACGCTGGCCGGATATCCAGACAGTTCCGGCTCTCCCGGCCAGATCTTCACCAGCGGCAAATATTCGATCCGCGTCCGCGATGCGGCGGGCAACCAGGTGTTCTATCTCGCGTCGGCCGGCGAAACCGAGACCGCCAATCCCGGCGACCCCTACCACGTCCACATGCAGTTCCTCGGCGATGCTCCGGGCGTTCAGGAGATCGTCGCGATGCACGTCTTCGGCGTGGCGGTATCGTTCGAAGCCGACCTTCCGGAAGCTGCGTACTTCAGCGCCGATACGACCGACGACTGCGTATTCAACATGGCGCACAACGGCTCGGTCTATGGAACGTGGACGGTTGATGCCACCGGCGACGTGACGGTCGACTGTGACGCGCAGGACTTCGCCATCGGCGACGTGTTCACCCTCGTGACGCCTGACACATCGACCAATGTCCAGAACTTCGCCGCGACGATGATCGGGGCCGCGGCGTGAGCATCCTCGCATTCGGCGGGGAGATGGGGTTCTTCGTCCCGTCGGACTCCTCCGCAGTCGAACTATCCAGCAGCCAGCCCCCTTACGACCCAGCGTTCGCAAGGTGCACGACGAAGGTATCCGGCTCCATTTCGTGGATGGACACGCCCAACGTCGGCGCGCAGGCCGACTTCTGGCTTCACTTCGATATTGTCCAAAACTCCTACCCCGCTAGCTCGACGACCCTCGTGCGCCTCGTTGAGTTCCTGGACAGCGGAGGCGTGGGCCAAGTCCGTCTAACAGGAAGCTGGGGCGGCGGCAGCGCTAACCCCATTTGGCAGATGGAGCGCTGGGAGGGCTCAGCCTGGGTCGCCGTCGGCAACTGCACGGCGCCGCCCGGCGCGAGGCAGACGATCGACATTCACGTTGTTTCGAACACCGCCTCCGGTTCGATCGATCTCTACATGTCGGGAACGAAGCGGATCACCAGCCCGACGGTTGACCTGTCGGGGTTCACGGGCATCGAGCAGGCGCGCTTTTGGGGCATTACCCGCACCATCCCGGCCGACTCGAGCATCAGTCAGGTCATCATGGCGACCGAGACAACCATCGGGATGCGCCTCGGCACAATCCCCATGACTGGGAACGGCGCAAGCACGGCCTGGACCGGTGACTACACCAACATCGACGAGATTGCCTATAACGACGGCGACGAGATCAATTCCGGCACTGCCAACGACATCGAGCTCTATACCGGAACGCCAGTCCCCGCCTTCACCGGCTACACCATCCGCGCGCTTGCGGTGACGGCACGGGCCAAGAAGAGCGGCAGCGGCCCGGCGCAGATGCAGCTGGCTATCCGCTCGGGCGGGACCAACTATTTCTCTTCCACGCTCGCCCTCGACGTGGCCTATGGCGGCTTCTGCAAGGTGTGGGAGACGAACCCGGCAACGACGGCCGCGTGGCAATCCTCCGAGCTTAGCGCGCTCCAGTACGGCGTGAAGAGCATCACATGACGGCAGAAGTCTCCAAGCTCGTCGCCTACGCGCTCACCGGCTCTTCGTCTGGCGTCAGTGTGTCGAAGCTCGTCGCCTACGTCATTCTCCAGCCCGGCTCAGAAAGCGGCGGGACGATCAACCATCGGAGTTACACCTACGCTCAACGGCTTAAGCAGGAAAGTTCGTAGCGTATGGGCGGGGGGTGGCTGGGCGGTGGCGTAATCGGCGCGGTGCTGACCTTTGTTGTCGCGCTGCTCGCCCTGCCAAAAGTCCGGGCCGAAGCCCGCAAGCTGAACGCGGAAGCAAACCGGGTCGAATGGCAGACGCTCCACGACGAGATCGCTCGCCAGAACGGCAACATCAAGGACTTGCGCAAGGAAATCCATGATCTCCGCAACGCTATGGCGACCCGTGAGAGCGAGCTGGAGCAGGAGAACAAGGCTCTCCGCACCGAAGTCGCCCGCCTGCGCCGCCGCGTGGAAGGGCTGGAATCCATCCTGAAGGTCGGGCCCCTGCCCGGTGACATGCAAGCCATGCTCGACGAGCTCGACAAGAATACGGGTCGCGCAGGGTGAGCGATGCGGTGGGCTCGCAAGCGGCGCATCCTCAGCACCGCAAGGAGGCGAAGGCTCGAGATGGCCTTCGACGGCTCCGTGCTGCCGATTAGGCATTTGACCATCCACTGCGCCGCCACGCCCGAGGGCCGCAACGTCAAGGCCGAGACGGTCGAGGCGTGGGACGTGGCGCGCTTCAACCAGCCTTCCTACCACTGGATCGTCGAACTCGACGGGCATTGCCACCGCTCGCTCCAGGACGACGTGAAGGGAGCGCATGTCGGCGGCCACAACAGCGGGAACATCGGGATCTGCTACGTCGGTGGAGTCGACGCGCACATGGAGCCCAAGGACACGCGCACGCCGCTCCAGCGGCAGGCGCTGTTGTCCTTGGTCAAGGATTACATGGCCGAATATCCCGGCATCATCATCCGCGGACACCGCGACTGGCCCGGCGTCAAGAAGGCGTGCCCGAGCTTCGACGTGCATTCGTGGCTGGTCTCGGAAGGGCTGGCACAGTGAAGCGCAAAACAGCCGCTCGCACCTTCAGGGGGCATCTGCTCTCCGTTGCGAACGCGCTGGCGACGTACGCGTTCGCCTACTTCTCGCTCAATCAGCAGCTCCCGCCGATCGCCGAGGCGCTGCTCGACAAGATTCCGCAGCCTTGGCAGACCGTCGTGCGCGCGGCGCTGCCGATCGCGTGGGGCACGTTCATCCAGTTCTGCAAGTCATGGTCGAACCGGCACGCTGTCGCGGCGGCGAACCCCGATCCGAGCCTGGTGGGTACGCCAAGTGCGTAGCGCTCTCATCGCGTTGGCAGCCCCGATGCTGGTGAGCGCCAGTCCTCCCGCGGCGACGTGCCAGCCAGCGCCAATCGTCGTCCAGAAGCCCGGCATGGCACCGAACTCGACTTACATCAACGATGGAGAGCCACCGAAGCGATACAGTGGCCCTCCCGCGGGCTATGTGAAGATCGTTTTCGGCAGGACCGAGATCGACAACCTGTGCGGCCGTCCGCCATGCGACAAGGTGTTCCTCGGGTGCAGGCGCGGCGATGTGCTGGCCCTGCCCGATCCCTTCTCTACCAGCGACGCGGAGTTCGCGCGGATCACACGCCACGAGCTGGCCCATTTCAACGGCTGGCCCGACACACACGGGAGCTGAGCAATGATTGCCACCGTCGCATCCCTCCTGCTCCGGACCGGTCTTTCGAACGACGTTGCCGACAAGGCCGCAAAGCCGCTGCTGATCGCGGTTCTGTTCCTGCTCGCGCTCGGGCTCTTCGGCGTGGGTAAATGCTCTTACGACCGTCGCATCATCTCCGCCCACAACGCCAGGCAGGACGCAGCCAACGCGAAGGCCGATCGCAGGGCCGATCAGAAAGCCGCAGACCAGCGCGTGACTGACGTAAACCGTGCCAATGCGGAACAGTCGCAGATCCAGCAGGCGATCGATGAAGCACGCCGCACTGGTGCCGATCCTCGCGCTGCTTATTACGAGTGCGTGCGCCGGCAACAAGCCGCCCGCCGCGCCGGCCAGCCACCCGTCGATTGCTGACCTGACCTGTCCGGACGAGCCGGACATCATCGCCCTGCTCGCCGCCGACGCCTCCGGGCTCCAGTTCGACAAGTCCGTCCGTGAAGCCGGGCAGGCGTGCCGCGATGCGCTGGCCCGCGTGTGCCGCTGGCACAAGGACCGCGGCGCCGACGTGACGTGCCCCGTCCCAATCAAGGAACCCCGCTGATGAATCGCGCCTTGCTGCTCACCACGACCCTGCTTGCCGGATGCGCGAGCGTCCAGGTCAATGCCGCCAGGGTGAAATCCTCCAGCGCGCCGACCGTCTCCATTGCCGACGTGACCTGCTCCGAGACCGTCGGCAACTGCGTCCTCACCATCACCAAGGACCGCGCGAAGAGCTATTCGAAGATTTCCGTCGTCACCACCGACGGCACGGCACGCGCCGGCTCGGATTACACGGCGATCAATCAGGCGCTAACGCTCGGCAACGACACCGTCACGGCTACCGTCTCCGTTCCGATCTTGCGCGACACGCTCCTCGAAGTCGACGAGAAGTTCACCGTCTCGATCAAGTCGGTCCGCAATGCCACGATCGGGAGAAGCCCGGCGACCGTCACCATCACCGATGCGTCGGCAACGCCGCTGCCCACGATCTCGGTCACGTCAACGGCGGTGAACGAAAATGCCGGTTCGGTCACGTTCCACATCACCCGCGCGGGCGATCTCACGGGAAGCACCAGCTTCACCTGGTCGACGCAGGACGGGACCGCTGTCCACGATGTGAATTTCACCGCCTCTTCGGGGGGCAGGACGTTCGCCGCCGGCGAGAGTGACCTCACCGCATCCATCCCCGTGATCGACGACGGTGTTTATCACAGCGACGTGTCGTTCAATGTGATCCTCACCGGGATCACCGGAGGCCAGCTCGGCAGCAACGGCAGCATCACGGTCAGGAACGTCGAGGCGGCGCCGACGACGCAGACCTGCCAGGACGGCACGGTCATCCCGTCGACCGACACTTGCCCGACACCGGACCAGACCCCGCCGACGACCGATCCGACCACGACGCCGACGCTCGCTGGCCTCGATGCGGTTTCGTCCGGGTTCGACCCGTCAACCGCGATCACCGCGTCGGCCATGCCGCCGCCCAATACCAACGACACGCTCGGGGCCTTCCGCTTCATCTGCGGCGCGGGCCAGCTGCTCTACGACGATCCGGTCATGCACCCCGGTGAGCCCGGAACCTCGCATCTGCACCAGTTCTACGGGAACGAGGATGCGGATGCGAACTCGACTTACGCCAGCTTGCGAGCCAGCGGAGCGACGACCTGCGGCGACCCGGCTTCGAATGCCGGAAACAGGTCCGGTTACTGGATCCCCGCGATGCTCGACGGCAAGGGCCATGTCGTCCAGCCTGATTACGTCACCATCTACTACAAGCGCTATCCGAAGACCTCGAGCGAATGCACCAGCGGCCTCAGGGGGACGTGCACCAATCTGCCTCGGGGTCTTCGCTTCATCTTCGGTCGCGACATGATGAACCTATCGGCGCCGAAGACCGGCAACCCCTATTTCCTCTGCGACAATGACACGGGCTCGTTCAAGACGCTCCAGGAGGCTTTGGGCGTGTGCTCGGCCGGGCATCATATCGATGCGGTGATCGACGCGCCGATGTGCTGGGACGGCGTTCATCTCGACACCCCGGATCACCGGTCGCACATGAGCTACATGGAGGACAGCCACAACGGCTATCCCCGCTGCCCGTCGACGCATCCCTACATCATTCCCGGCTTCCTCTTGGGCGCCAATTATCTCGTGGTTGCGGGAGAAGACACGTCGAAGTGGCACTTCTCGTCCGACGAGGCCGCTCCCAACGAACCCGCCGGCTCGACGTACCACGCGGACTGGTTCGGAGCCTGGGACGATACGATCATGGGCATGTGGCAGGACAATTGCATCGACAAGAAGCTCAACTGCTCGTCCGGCCTGCTCGGCAACGGCTATGCGCTCAAGGGGGCCGATCAGCCGCGGTATCTCATCAACGGCGTGCTGACCCCGAGCTGGACCAATCCAAACCGCCTCGTCGATGTACCGGCGCATCCGTGATGGACGACCTCCACAACCCCGGCTCCGAAGACGGCAAGCGCATCGCGCTCGAGGAGCCGCACGAGGTCCGCTATTGGACCAGGGCGCTTGGCGTCAGCGAAGAGCGGCTGCGCGCGGTCGTCGCCGAGGTCGGATACATGGCCGCCGATGTGCGCAAGTATCTGACGCCCTAGCGCGGCGCTCGCGTTCCGACCGAAGGCGCACCCTGGAGCGCGCTACCTTCCGCCCGCCCGCACTGGCACTCCGGCCCGTACCAGCCCTTGCCGTTGGTCGGCTTGCCACAGTCGGCGCAGCGCGTGACCGATTCAGGATGATCTGGAATGCGCGGCTTCTTCGGCATCTCTCCCCCCGATACCCTGTAGAGCGTCCCCATCCTCTCCTGATGGTGGGGTGTGTCCCATTGCTGCGCGGGCGTCATCTGCGAGCGTGAGCAACGTGCTGCTCATTGGCTCTGGCAGGTGTTCCGCAGGCGCTTCCAACTCGATCACGCGCTCAGCAATCCGTCGTAGCGCCTCAACCTTATCCTCGGGGCGGGCGTTCAGTGCTTCCTTCACAGCTTCAAGCGCGTTGTGCGTTTTTATCATGTGCTGCCCGCTCTCCGGATAGCCCATGTATTCGCAATGACGCGCCAGAATTTCGGTCGCGCGCTGGGTCGCCTCATCCATTGCTATTGTCTCCCCGACGTGTGCGAAGGTATTCTTCAACTTCGAGCGCCATCGTGTCCTCGCCGCAGTCGAAGCAAAATCCGCTCAATCCGCCGCCACAACTCGATACCCGTTCATGGCGACACGTCTGAGCGGCTTGGCTCTCCAGCTCCCCACGGGCGATCCGCGCGGCTAGCTCGGCAATGATGCCCATCGCTATTCCCTCTCGTCTCTAGGGGTTGAGGACACGTCGTCATGTTGCGCCGACCTTGGTAGAATGAGCATCGTAGCGCACAATGCGATCCAGCAGCCCGTAACTGGTGCGTCTGCTTGCGCCTTACCGAATCCGACATAGGCCGATAGCCATAGTAGGAGGGTATATGCCATCAGGCGGCCCTGTCGCTCGCTCACGCCGCGCCCTCCGTTGGCATGGCGGCCATCGCCGTGTCCCTGCCAACCCTGATGCCCTGTCGGTATGTCTCCAGCATGGCCTTCCCCACACGAGCCTTGTCCCCTTCGTTCAGGGTGCCGGCCACGATGCAAGCGCCGGTCAGATACCCGACCAAAAACCCAGCTGCCGTCATGGTGACTTGCGTATGTTCGGACGGATCCAAGTCGTCCTCTTTCTGATCCCACGCCGCAGCCGCGAGCATCTTTCCCATGACGGCCATCGCGCGTTCAAACTTCGGATGCCCCGGCCCAAACCGATGTAATTTAAGCGGCTCCGTCTCAGTCACGATCTCTCTCCTGTTGATGGGATGCGCGGGTGCGGAGGGCGTCAGCGGCAGTTTTGATCGCGTCGGCTATCGCGTCCGCGTGCTGCCAGTCGAAGGCAATCCACCGCTCTGCATTGTCATCGCCGCCATAGACCCACACAAAAGTCGGCGTGTATTGGCTGGACGTGTCATAGGCGACCGTGACAACCGGGCCGCTACCGTCGCTGTAAGCGCCGACGCGAAACAGCGCCTTGTCGGGAACATTTGCGTCCACCGATTGAGATTGTCTATCCATGAGGGAACCCCTTGGTGGGCGTCTGCCCTTCGGGCACCGCGATAAGCCCGCAGGTGCATTCCCACGGATATTGCTCGCAGTGCCATTCGCAATCGCGAGCGTGGCCGCTTGGCGTCTCCGCGAAGTTCGACAGGTCAGAAACATCCACGCGCTGCTCATATCCGCGCTCGGCGGCGAGATTGCTCGTTATGCCAACATCGCCGAACCTAGACGCCATGACGACGCGCACGCGCTTGCCTTGATAGTCAGCAAAGAGGCTCGGCCTTGGTTCTGGCCTGAGCGATCCGTGGGCTGGCGAACGGACGTGGCCAAGAAACGCACGAAGGCATTCCGGCTGCGACGGGTCGTCAATGTAATCGTCACAATGAGTGGTGGTCGTCATCCCGTTCTCCGATACTGGTGTTGGGTGGATCGAAGCCGATTTGCTTTGCTCCGAGTGGACCCATCAGCTGCGCATAGTGTGCAGCGCAGACATAGCTCGTCAGGTTGTGCCGGTTGGGGTTCGGATCATCGAACAGAATCTCCTCCCCGACCTTCTTCGCAGCAGGCGCTCCACACCAGCATTTCTCGCCGATACAGGCGCGCCCCGGCATTATCTGACCACAATCGCAACAGGGCTCGTAATGGTCGCAACAGCAGCAGTGCGGCGGACAGCAATCGTCCAATCCCTGTATCGTATCCTCTCGTCTATCCATGACGACCTCCTTTGGGCGCGGTCATGCGGCTCATCCCATGTCGCTGGTAAGTTCTGAAATCGCCTGACGAAGCCTGTCAGCGATTAGGCACCAAGCGGCTTGTTCCGGGCACGGAAAGTTGCCCCGCTGGACTGCCTCTTGGTGCAGACGATGCAGCCTCCAGTAGAAGTTGTCTCTCTCGTCGCTCATGCTGCCTCTCCCATGTCCTGTTTCGCAATCGCGCAGAGGAAGTCACAGGCGGACACCTGCGGGTCCAGGATCGGCCAATCCTCCGGTATCTCATCGATGAACACGCGCTCGCCGTTGAGCCGCGCCAAACGCGCTCCGAAGCGCCTGGACTGATCTGCACGGCGGGCGAACACTTCTGGATGCCGCAGCCTCACCAGTGCCCAATAGTCCGGTGACGTAGCCTTGACGCATCCAGGACAGTTTCCGTTCGGATAGCCCATGTCATAGATGCGCGGGCGCTTGATCCCCGCATCCTCCAGCAGCGCAAAGCAGGCCGCCTTGGTCAGCCCGCGCTCAATCAGGGGGAAGCGGATTTCCCATTCCGAATAGCGTTCCTGTAAGTTCTTCGCCCGCTCAACGTCGCGCTGGTCAGTGGTGTAGCCGAATAGGTGTGCGTCCCACGGATACTCATAGTTCATCCGGGGAACGACCTTCATCTCTGCGGTGCAGGGCGCTCCCGCGATGCCGGATAGGTATTTGCGCTTCTCAAACACCTCATCGATGTTGGCGAAGTCAGCCGACCGGATGCGGGTGATCGGTCGGCCAAACCACTTTTCGCAGTCCAGAAGAAAGCGGTGGTTGTCCTCGTCCTCCGATGAGCCAAGGTCGCAGTTGACGATCTCCAGCCCCGGCGTGTCGAGTTCGAGCTTGCACATGACCGCGCTGGCGGCACCGCTGCTGAACCACGCTAAAACCCGCTTGGCGGTTTTCACATTCAGCTGGGCCGTCACCGTGCAAAACCCCTCGGTTTTCGCACTCGATTTGGCGAATTTGGCGGAAAACTAATGTTCATCGCTAACGCTTTGGTAAGTGCAGCAAGAGGGGAAATCGCGCGGTTTCCGCAGTTGTTGTCACTTTTCCCTTTTGTTCCGCTGTGCAGTTTCACTGTTTGTTCAGCCTCTCGATTTCAGCTTCAATCTCGGGACGCCGCTCAAACCATTCGCCGCGCAAATGAGCGAATTCGAAGCGCTCGTGATAGGCCCGCTCAAGCTCGTGTCCGCCGATCACGGTTGCGAGTACGCGGTATTCATCTGGAGCCCCGATGGTCATATCCCTGCAGCGCTTCTCGGGGTTCTTCGAAACGCCGATCTTGATCGGTCCAGTGTCGCACCCGATGAAATAGACCTTGCGCTCGCCAGGGATGCGGCGACGGGCGGTTTCTGGTGCCCTCCTGCGCTGGTATAGTTCCGCCACTCTTTGGTCGAAGGTCGGGTCCGTCCTGTCTGGCAGGCGCACGTACTTGTAACGATCCTCGCCATCTCTC